TTTTAACATTACTAAAGGATCTTGTTTTTGACCCATAGCTTCTGATTGTGCAATCTCTGTTGTAAGTACTGCCACTCTTTGAGCAATCATTCCAGAAATTTTTATCTCTGCACCTTCTGGATCAGCTTGTAACATCTGTTGCATCATAGGATCATTTTGAATCATAGCTCCAACTTCGCCTTGAGCTAACATAGAAACGTGTTCAGATATGTGAGCCTGTAAAGCAGCATACACTTGTGGATTAATTTGTACCATTCTTGTAGACATAAAAGCTCTATGTGCAGTAATATGTGCCATATGATCTTGAGTTGGGAATGCTCTTAATGGTTTTTGCATAATCGCTTCCATATTCTCGGTTGCTGGGTCTTTTGGCACTGGTTTTTCTTGAGGTATAAGCAATTGATCGATATCTTGTGTACCTAAAGCCTCATATACTCTACGATATGCTTCCCTTAAATTGTGCATCATAGGATTTGACATGGCAATCTTTAAATTTTCGTTAGCTAAAGTTACTCTTTGTGCCATACTCATGATATTAGGATCGGCAACTGGAATAACATCCACTCTATCATCGAAATCAGTTTGTTTTACAGCTTGATCTGCACCATATACTGAATATGGGTAGATTGGTGGTAAATATGTACCAAATACTTTTGATAAAAGTCTAAATTCTCTTCTCATTGAGTAATAACATCTCTTGTGTATAGCACTCATGACCCTCGAACCTCGTTCCAACAACGAAACAGTGGTACCAACAGCTCTATTTTGTAAATCATTACCAGTATCCATGTTAGTTATAGCTGCAAACTTCTGTCCAGCTTGTACAACAAAGCCCATAAGTTGGTATAATGTAGCCGATGGTTCTTTAAATGGTAAAATTTGAAACTGATCTTTGATATTTCCACCCGGTGCATCTACATCTCTGAACTCTCCTGGTTGAAATGGTTGGTCATCATCTCTAATTCTTATACCTCTAGACTTAAATCCCGCTGGTAAGTTAGATAATGTACCTGCATCAAGTAATTGTCTTAGTGATTGAGTAGCAGTTCTACTTAATCCACCTATCATATGAGTTAAACCAAACCCATAAAAACCTAATCCTGGTAAAAATTTAAAATGTACAAAGTATTCTTTTCTTTTTTTAGTCTCATCATTCATATCATAGTTACGATAGATAGATAAAATTTGTCCAGAGCCTTCATCAATTGTAATTATGTAAGGTACCTTAACTTGTTTTTCTGAATTTCTATTTTCAAACTCTTCTAAATTACAATCTACATGCATCTCTAAAATAGAAAAAGAATATTGTTTGTCGCCACCCGGTGTAATTCCTTCTAGCTCTTGATATTTTTTTTCAATGTCAGTTGGACCCTTAGAAGTAGGTTTAAGTTCTACATCTCTATAAAAACCAGACTCTTGTTTTTTTAATATTTCATTCTCACCCATTTTAATAACATGAGTAATTCTTTCACAATCCATTAAGTCAGTTGAATAATATGGAACAACTAAATCTTCAGCTGGTATAAATTTTGATACAGCTCTTTGCATAACTTCATCGTAATAAACTTTCTTAAATGCAGAGCCTGCTAATGCTAAATAAAATAATAATTGATCAAACTCTGGAGTGTATTCTTCCATCTCTTCAGTAATCATGTAGTTCATGAAATCTTGAACTCTTTGTGCTTGATTCATTTTTTCAGGATCTTCAACACCAAGGACTCTAGTTTTGACTGGTCCTGATGATGGTAATAATTCTTTATAGGCTTGTGCTTGAAAGGATGTTACTGCCTCACTGAGTAATGGATGAGTAACTGAAGCTGACCCTCTAAATGGTCTAGTCATTTCTCTTTGATTGAGTCCCAATAAATCTAAATTATTGGTATACGAAGTTTCCCAATCTTTTCTTGAGACTCTATCTTTTTTATAATCGTCAAGTAATTGATTAGACATTCTTTGCAGAACATCATCAGACATATCTTCAGCAAGGTTGCTAAAAAATTTTTCAGTCTCACTAACAGCTTCTTCAACTGTTGTAGGCTCTTCCCCCTCTAATTCAATATCAACTTCTTCTGAATCAGGAGTTATAACTTCCTCTTCAATTGCTTTGTCAATTTCAGCCATGTTAAAAACTAATAAAGTTTAGTTGGTTTCATACCACCCATAGCCATTCCACCGCCACGAGCTTTTACCATTTTACCTTTGTTTAATTGTGTTTTTCTACCAAGAATAAATTTATTTGCAAAATCTTTAAGACTTCCAGAACCGCTAGATTCTCCTCTTCTAGATTTCATAGTTTTTGAATAAATATCTTTATTTTTAAATCTTTCTAAACCTTTGGTAATTGTGCCATCATCACCAACAAAAATACTTTTCATATTTCTTTTTGTAGGTAAATCTGATCTTTTAAGTTTAGTAATTCCAGCTACTACTTTTTCTTTTATGTTTCCAAGCATAGGTGGTTTAGAAGCACCTTTCATAGCTGCATTTGAAGTCATAGCTTTTCTTGCACTTGCAAACTTATCTCCTACAGGACCAGATGCTCCCATAAGCTTAGATGCACCATAAAGTGCTGCACCAGCCATAACTGCTTTCTTAAGTTTTTTCTTAAATTTTGACATGTCTTCTCCTTTAGTAATATATATATTTTTTTCTCTTATAACTTTCAACTTCATCCTCGTCAGAATAAGTCTTTATAAAAGAACCTTGTCGGTATCTTAACATAGCTTGTGTGGTACTGTCCACATAATCATCATACTCTCCATGAGGGAAAGCTGCACATTCTTCGATTACTTCTTCTGCCCAATGTTCGTCTCTTGGGTAATAAACTTGTCCAGACTCGAATAAAGGAGCACATGCATTTACTCTTGAATGTTTATCTTGTCCACGTCCAGGTGTGTAATCCATAACAGGTATACCCATTCTTCTAAATTCTTGTAATAAACTTTGACCTGAAGCTTTTGCTTCGATGATAACTGTCTCTGGCTGCCAGTATTTATATTGGTCAAGTGCTACCATTTTTAATTCTGGAAAATCATACTTACCTTTAATTGCATCAATTAACATTATAGCATCTGGTTCAGATTCGTGAGGCGTGAATATTCCCCATGTGGTAATAGCAGAATAATCGGCAGTTTCTTTTTTACTGAATGCCGTGTCGTAAGATTGTATAACATGTTTTAAAGTCGGAAGGTCCTTGGCCCACGGAACCCACCAGTCTCTTTTTAAGATAGCTCCTTCTTCTGATGTTGGATTCTGCATGTATTGTGCAGACCAATTTCTAATTGATATTGACGCTTTAACTTTCTCCAGTTCATCTAGTTCCCAATACTCAGGCCAAACTGGTTGTACGTTTTCATCTTCACCAATTAAAGCTGGAAAAGAAATTTTCTCCCACTTATCTGCTTTAGGTTCAGATTCTGATTTTATCAATCGACCAGTCAAATCATCTTGAGCCCATCTGGTCATTACAAGAACGATAGAGCCTCCCGGTTGTAAACGTTGTCTAGGACCAGACAAGTACCAATCAAAAGTTCTCTCCATCGCACTATCGGATAGTGAGTCTTGTTCAGTATGTGGATCATCGATAATAAGTAAGTCCGCCCCTCGTCCTGTGATAGAACCGCCAACACCCGCTGCAAAGTATTCCCCACCTTGATTGGTCTCCCAACGTCCTTTTGCCTTACTATCTTCTCTTAGTTTAACATCTCCAAAGATTTGTTTATACTCTGGACTATCAATTAAGTTTCTTACCTTAGCACCAAATCTACCAGAAAGTTCTGCGTTGTGTGATACTTGCATTAATTTCATTTTAGGATTCTTTCCAATCATCCATGCTGGAAAGTATATAGATGCAAATTCAGATTTAGTGTGTCTAGGAGGCATATTAACAATAAGCCTTCCTTTTTTGTGTTTAGCAATTTTTGTAAACTCATGTGCTATGTGTTGATGATGTCCCCATTTATCTGGATTACTGTCAGTTCTACAAATGAAATCTGGCCAAACATTCTTTACAAAGTACAAGAAGTTATCTTGACATAATTTTATATGTTGAAGCCACACTTTTTCGAGCCTCTTTCGTAGCTGATCGGTGGTCATCAAATCTGTATTAGTCATATATATTTACTATACCCTTGGGTCCCCAAAAAAGAAACCCCTTTCATTTAAGGCCTTTGTACTTCTATCTGTCATAGCAAGTAAAGGTAAAGTTAGTAAAATATAGATAAAAAATCCTAAAAAAATAGAAATAAAAAAATTTCTATTTTTGGATTTTGGTTGGTACCTCTATGGGTGTCAACGCCCCCAAGTATAGGGGGCGTTTATTCGTATGATTAACTTTTTATTTCGTCTTCAACATATTCGTCAATGCGATCATATGCAAAGTTTTCTATTGACCCAACTGTCATTGACTTAGCCATAGTGAAGGTGTGGACTATTTCCCCCTTCTCTAGTTCTAACTGCCAATTTCCCTCGTTGTCTTTAAGTGGTCTACAATTAATGAACCAATTTCTATAATTTAATTTAGCCATAATTAAACCTCTATTGATTTAATGGCTAATACAATCCCACCCACTGACAATGTTAAACCGACCCAAGGGTCAACAGTGAATAAAACAATCACGCCAAAAAATGCGATTGAGAAACTAATTAAGATTAAAAATATATGTAATGCAATATTCATAATTATTTAACCTCTAGTTTGTAGTTAGTTCTTAATTCATTAGAGACACCACCAACTAAATACTTAGCGTATAACTCTGGGTTATCTTTTTTGAATTGTGTCACGTCAAACCTACTTGTATTTTTTGTGACTAATTGAACCGATCCAATATAAAGACCTTTTTTACCAGTAGTTTTAGGCTCTTTAAATTGAAAGTAGTTCTCGTTTGCTTCACAATGTTCAACTAGTTCAGGTTTTATTAACTTAGTGACCTTAGTGTAGTTTTTTATTGTGTCGGTAAATTGACTATAAACTAAAGCTTTATAATCAATCTTTTTATTGTTAACGATTGTTAACATTTGTTTAAGTGATTTCATAATTAACCTTCCTTTTTGTTAGTTTGTTTTTTATTTATCACTGTCCCATTATTAAGGGATTTAAAAAGATAATACAAGAAAAAGATTTATTTAAATTTAATACAACGCCAGGTTGTCCTGGCCTGGCGTTGTAATTTAGAATCGTTCTAAAAAAGAAGTACTAATAAGAGTATAATTCCAATAGTACCTGGAAAAAATATAACCAGTCGCATTATAAAGGCTAAAAATTTATCCATCAGGCTACCGCCTTGATAAACTTATTATTGATTTTACGGCCTTGACCCTTAGCAACGAGCCCAATAATCACGCCTCTCGGATCTTTAAACCTAAGATCATGAAGGTCACCATTTATGACTTTTTTATCAAGCCATTTTTTGGGTAACTTATCTTGAAACACAACAGCCACGTTTGAGCCCTTCTCAATTGCTGCAGCAATGTCTGAATTGTTTCTGCCTGAGTCGCTAAAAGTAACATGATAATTTTTAATATCATGATCAATATAATTTAAGACTTTTGTGTAGTCATAAAATTGCACATCAGGATGTAGCTGCATTAAATTGGAACCGCCTTCAACTTTCATACGATGCCAGGCCAGGTCACTGGTCCCGTTTAATCTTACTGCAAACTTAAAGCCCTGATTAGCAGCTCTTTTTTTGAGCTGCTCAATTTCACGACTCAGATCCCATAAGAAACCATTTTTATTAGTCCAAAAATAATTAGTTTTATTGAGTCTAGCTTTTTGAACCGAGCCCATTTGGCCACGGCCTGATGTATTTAAACAAGCTGCAGCACACTCAGGGGATGCTTTGGGACAGACGTTTTTTCCACTTAGTGTAAAAGGGGCCAAATGAAGGATAGCCGTTTTATATCCGAATTTTTCCCCCTTAGCCATTTTGGTTTGAGAATAATAATTTAATAAAGGCATTAGTTACCCCCCGTTTTTTTTTCTAGCTGTTTACTTTGGTCTATTACTATCTCAACTAGTTCATTAGTTTTAAGCAGCTCTAAGCTTTCTTTCAGATCCTGAAGGTCTGCACCATCATCTGAGAAATCGCTGCGACTCAAGCCAAGCCCAGCGGCAGCCGTTGCTTCTGCTGCATCCTTCTCGGTCCATGGTTTATCTTTTGGCCATCCTTTAGGCGGTGTTATTTTTTTAGTCATTAGTTACCCCCATTACATTTGTTTCAAAATCAAGCTCAATTTCTAATTGATGCTGCTTAGTGCTTAATTTATCTAGTTTAGGGTTTGTTTCACTAACCCCCTTCTCAATCATACTCTCAATTTTGTCCGTTACGTCGGACAATTCTTTTTTTATTTCATCTATTTTTTTAGTCATATGTTTCCTTTTGTTAATTAATGAATCTTATTATCATGGGACGCTAAGAGCTGTCAACTTTTTATTTATGCTGCTATAGACTCAGGACCAATAAGACTCTAGGCCAGGCCAGTTATCCAGGACCAATTAAAAAAATAAATTTTTTTATATATAAAGGTAAATACCTTTAGGAAAAAATCCCACATACAATCTCAAAGTTTACGCACATGTAAAGGTATATAGGAAGAAAAAAAATCCCACATGCAATCTCAAACTTTACGCATGTATAAAGGTAAATGGTTAAAGAAAAAAACCCACATGCAATCTCAAAGTTTGACAAACATAGTTTGTCAAACAGAGATGCGAGAGGCGTGGTTATTGCGTCAAGATTTTTTGAATTGCATCTTTTAAATTGAGTGATGAGTAGGCACGAACCAAGCGTCTCGGTTCACGAACCACGAAAATTTGTAAATTTTGAGAGGGTCTCTGCGAGAGGTCTTCTCGCAAGATAAAAGATTGTCCACCATTCTTATAATGTGTTAAGTGCCAATTTATTTGAAACTTTGTAAGTCCACAATTCTTGACATCATTTGACTTTAGTTCAATCCAAATACTTTTGTTATTTATCAACCAATAAACGTCTGGAATTCCATTGATAGTGTTACTTTCTATACGAAATAATTGACCTTTTAAATTTAACTTTTTTATTCGTTGCCAAAGATTTTTTTCTGATTTTGCCATTAACTTATTAAGTCAATAACATAAAAAAACCCCCAACTCTACTCTCGCTTTGTTAGGGGTCTTATTGTGGCATCTTGTAATGACATTAAATGTCAATCTGGTTAATTTTAAAAGCCTACCACTAACGACTTACCACAATTCTTTATTCATATGTCACTTAATGGACTTTCTTTGATAACTTTTTCTTGTTCTGTTCCTTCAATTTCAAGAACATCACGATCAATCACTTCATAATCAAAACCATCTGGCAGATTATCAACTTCCATTACTGCACCACCCTCAACATAAATTTTAATTGTAGGATACATTATTCATACCTCAAAATTTCTATGTCTTGCATCATTTCATCAACATTATAGCGTTGCCCAACTTCCATTTCTGCAAGATCTTTAATGGTATCATTATCATATACAAATTCATTAAAAAATTTAATTGGGTCTTTTACAGTTTGAGAACAAGGACAACTTTCGTCCCCACACCAACGAACAATAAAAAATTTCATGCCTTTTAATTTTTTTATTAAATCCTCATACTTTGGTTCAATTTCTTTGGGTTCTGGCTTACAATTTTTGAAAGGTATCAATTCACTAGGGGTTAATCCATAATACTCAAATGGGTCTACTTCAACTTGTAAATCTTCACGATAATACGGATTAGTTATAAATATTCCATCTACAATAAATCCTTTTTTACCAATTTGATCTGTTAGTATTTTAATCATTATAATTTTCCTCTGACCATGTCCAACCAAGTGACACATCAAAAGCTTTAATTGTTTTACCATTAACAACAAACTCTGATCTTTCAATTGTGATCCATTCATCTTCATCAAACATTTTTATTTGAATACTGTCGTTATCTATAATTTTAAAAATAGATGAAGGTTCGCTATCCAAAGTCTTTTTTTGTATTTCATTAAACTTTTTAATCTGATCAAGTTCAACCATAGGGATTGACCATCCATTCCATTTATGTTCAGTTACATAACCCTCAATAAAATGTTCAAGGTCAGTTCTATTGTCTGCAATCCAATGATCATGATATAATTTAACTTTCTTCCAAACAAATGGAAGTTCATTTTTAAAAATGATTTTTTCATTCTTAAAATCGTTGATAAACTTTTGCTCAGTAATATCTACAGATTGAACAAAGCCACCACCTTGTGAACAGACAGAAAGTTTGTTTTTTTCAAAATTACTTATATCAAAATATCTATTATTTTGTTTTTTAAAAAGATACTTATTTTTTTTTATTAATTGTCTAATCTTCCCTAGATTATAATTATTCTCAGTTTCTTTTTTTACTTCGTATGCATTCATTTTTTGTTCCTTTGTTTTTGTTATCTGTCTCTACTTATAGCAAAGTTAGGACAAATTCTATTAATAAACGTTAGTAAGTGCCAAACGGCAATGTCATAAGGTTTTTCATTAGTTTTACAAAAATCAAATGAAATATCTTGACCTTCATAAGTTTTATCAAATGGCGTTTTTGCTTCTTTGTTTAAATAAAAGTCTTCATGACCATTATCACCAATACCATTAAACTTGATAATATCATTTGTACTTTCATCTTTAATTAAATGACCAACTACTTCTTTGATATAGTTAAATTCTTCTTTTATTTGTTTCCATTCACTTTCTGTGAAATCGTTATACTTGTGCCAATAGTTAGTGTATCCCATTATTGATCCTTTATTAGTTTAAAAATTTTTCTGACACCATTCTACCATTTTATTTTTAATATCAAAAAAATTAATTTTTTGTTTTATTAAAGATTTTACTTTTTTAACAAATTGCTTATCTTCCATTAAAAAATTTGGTTCAATAGAAGTTTCACTAGATATTAAAGTTATAAGTAAAACACCTTTATTTTTTTTATTATTCATATCCCATGAATATAGGATAAATATCTATTTGTCAAATGTTTATTTAATGCCTAAAAAGGCTAATAAAACCAATACAGCTAGTGTGGGAATAGGGTAAAATACGATTAATCTTATAATAAATGCAAAAAATTTGTCCATAAAAACTCTATATACATTAATAAAAATTTTTACAAGTTAATTTTTTTTATTGATACAATTACTGATGTTGGAATTATTGTCGTATTTCCAATATTATCAAATGTAGGTTTATCTTTGGTCTCTATAAAATCAGTAAATATTCTAGTTATTCCTTTGGCTTGACTTAATAAATAACCCTTTGAAACGCATATTGGAAGTTTAGAATTTTTTAAACTTTTTGTATCTTGCCAACCACTATCGCCCTCAATATCTAACCATTTTATCTCAACAAATGGGTATTGAGTTATATCATTTCCTAAATTTTTAAAATTAAAATTTAGAATTTTTGATTTTTGAATTTTTTTATTTTTTTTCTTTTTCATACTACTAAAAAAATCTCACATATGACTTCAAAGTTTTGAAAATATTTTTCACATGCAGCTTCAAAGTTTTCATTTTTCATCCTCAGTTAAAATTGAAACAATACCAATCGAAGTATTAAGATGAGCATTATGAATTTCATTAAATGCTACCATCCAATGGCTACTCCGAACTAATTGCTGTTGGCGTGACGTTAATGATATCTTTCGCTTCTCCGATTTTACCTTCGAGCTCTGATAATCTTTTTTCAAGTTGTTCACGACTCATACCCTCCAATCCAACATGTGTTACTTCTTTCTTATCTACAAACATACCTGCCATTTGCCCAGATCTATACTCTGCATTAACAGCTACAGAAAATTGTTTTTTATCTTCTGCCTTTTTACTTAAAGTTTCAAATCTTTTATATTTTTTTAATTTGTCCCCTTCATGTTTTTTTAATTCTTGGTTATACTTCATTTCCATATAACGCACTACATGTGGGTTTTTATTTGGATCAGTTAATCTACTTGCAATTTCTGTGGGACCTTCAGGTTTATTTGATTTATATCCAGCTCTTTTAGCAGCTTCAACCTTAGTAATCTCTCCCCAATTACTAACATATATATCAACAAAAGCTTTTTGTTTAAGTGTTAGTTCGGCAGTAGATTTTAATGTATTTTTTCTTTTGGTCATTTCTTGACCAGATACTACCACAAGTTTCTCCCAATACACTTTCTTAGAAACAAAATAATAAAATTTTTTTAGCACAAAATGGCCTCTCTGGTT